AAAGGTATTGAATAATGGAAGGATTTAACGCACCAGGATCCAATAAATCTTGGATGGATGAGGGTTTCAAGAAATTTATAGTTGAGCATCAACTAGGTAATGTTGTAAATATATTAGATGCTGAAATCAAACGTTGTCGCGTTTATAATAGCGACAATAGAGATGAAGTGCATCACCAAATAACTATCACATATAGACAAAACAAATGACAGCAGTAATTTACACTAACGGAAATCAAGAGTGTGAGCGTCTGGCCATGCTTCTCATGTCAATGGATGGAGAATTTTTGGAGTATAAACTAAATAATCATTTTACACAAAGATCTTTTGAAGCAGAGTTTGGATCGAATGCTGAATATCCACAGGCTTCCATTGATACTAAACATATCGGTGGTCTGAAAGATGTGCTACACTACCTAAAAGAAAACCATTTTCTCCATGAAAGTCCCGAATTGGCAGCATCACTCTAAGAAGAGTCAAAAGAGAAAACTCAAACCTCAGGCAATGCGTTCCCGAAAGGAAGCACTGAGACACTTCAAGAACTGTCACATGACCTCGCCTAAAAAGCGAGGTTCTTTTGTATACTACGTTCATACGAAACAAATCAATGGCAGTCTCTCACGAAATCAAATCTCAACTTGCCAAACTTCTAGCAACTGAAGATCTGGTTGTTGAGCATAAGAAAGTTCGTACTGCTTCCTTTAACGTCCACACACGGGTCCTAACTCTTCCTATGTGGGAAAAGGCGTCTAATATCGTTTATGATCTTCTGGTGGGTCATGAAGTGGGCCATGCATTGTATACTCCTGATATAGATTGGAGTAAAGACCGAGTTATCCCACCATCTTTTGTAAATATTGTTGAAGATGCTCGTATCGAAAAGATGATGAAGCGTCGTTATGGTGGTCTATCTAAAACTTTCTTCGCTGGTTATCAAGAACTTTCAGACGAAGATTTTTTTGAAGTTGAAGATGAAGATATCAGTAAAATGAGTCTTGCAGATCGTGCAAATTTATACTTCAAAATTGGAAACTATATTGATATTCCTTTTGCTAATCAGGAGGAGGATCGCCTGATCCAAGCAGTTGCAAATTGTGAAACATTTGATGATGTTCTTGATGTGTCCGAAGAAATTTATAATTACTGTAAAGAGACTCAAGAAAATAATTCTGTAGATTTAAAACCAACATCACAAAATCAAGACCCTAATGGTCAACAGGATAGTGATCAACAGCAAGATAAAGAATGGTTTACTGAAGAAAATCCTGATGAAAAGGGTGAAGAATTAGAAAGAACTGATCCAGATCTTGATACTCCAAGTTATCAGCAGGAAGATCAACCCTCTGATAATGAACCAGAAGTTAAGACTGATGCAGCTTTCGATAAAAATATTGAAGATCTTATTGATGATTTATCTACCACTGAGAATAATTATGTTGAACTTCCAAAACTTGATCTGGATAAAATCATTATAGATGCTACAAAGTTTCATGAATATCTAAACAAATCTTTTGATGATATGCAAGAAGAATCTGATAGTAGACATATCATGTATGAAAGAACTCCAGTTAATATCTATGAAATAGCTGATACTCAGTACAAAACATTTAAAAAATCTGCTCAGAAAGAAGTCAGTTATCTTGTAAAAGAATTTGAATGTAAAAAATCTGCTGCTTCTTATTCCCGAGCAACTACTGCTCGTACTGGAGTTTTAGATTGTTCCAAACTACACACCTATAAGTACAACGAAGATCTCTTTAAGAAAGTTACAACTCTTGCTGATGGTAAGAACCATGGTTTGGTGTTTGTTCTTGATTGGAGTGGTTCAATGTCAGGAACTCTTTTGGACACTATCAAACAACTATTCAACTTGATTTGGTTTTGTAAAAAAACTAATATTCCTTTTGAAGTCTATGCGTTCACTAACAACTGGAGAGAACCTGATCCTAATCGCAACGGATATTTTAAAATCCCAGACCCATCTTATGAATTGAAAGATGGTATTCTACAAGTCAGTAAAGACTTTAATTTACTTAATATGCTCAGTAATAGAATCAAAACTTCCGAGTTTGAAAATTGTATGAAAAATGTCTGGAGACTTTGTGCTGCATATAGTAATACATCTAGCATGTATGATGTTCCATCTCATGCTGGATTATCTGGAACACCTCTCAATGAAGCAATTGTTTGCCTAAATCAAATTCTTCCAGACTTTAAAAAGAAAAACAAACTTGAAAAAGTTCAATGTGTTATTTTGACTGATGGTGAAGCTCATCCTCTAAATCGTCACGTTGAAATCTCATATGCATATAATAAAGAAGAAAGTTTTATTGGCACTAGGTCTGTTTATCCAAATGCAACTTTTCTTCGTGATCGTAAACTTGGTAAAACCTATTGTTTTGGTTATGGGTATCATAAGTTCACGGAAACTCTTTTAAATAATCTTCGTGATCGTTATCCAGATATTAACTTTATTGGTATTCGTGTTCTTGGTCCTCGCGAAGCAACAAAATTCATGCAAATGTATTTAAACTCTGCAGAGTTTCTTAATGCAGAAAAATCTTGGAAAAATAATCGTAGTTTTTCTATGAAAGATGTAGGATACACTGCATACTTTGGGATCTCCTCAAATGGACTTTCCCAGAATTCTGAATTTGAAGTTAATGATAATGCAACTAAAGGTCAAATCCGAAGTGCATTCAAGAAGTCTTTAAACTCCAAGAAAATGAACAAGAAAGTTCTTTCAGAATTCATCTCCCTTGTCTGCTGAACCAGTTGGGGAACTGGCGGCCACCTCTCCATTCCCACTCATCATCCGTTATAATAAGTACATCAAACAAACCACCCATGGCAATTTCCTCCGAGTACATCGTTTCATCTCTTCAGCAAATCTATGGAGATAAAATTTCTTCTGGAGATTTACGTGCTTGGTCTGCACTAAATGGAGTTAGTTATCAGACTATCACTAATAAACTTGCTGATCGTAAAATTGGTCGTGGTAAGTGGAATCTAGAAGTAACGCAAGAAACTGTGAATGAATTAGAAGTAACTTATAGTGCTCCAGCAGCATTACCCGCAATCGAACAAAATCTTGTTCCTGAAAAAGATGTTAACTTCGTCCAGTTTGGTAACTTTAAAGATCTTAAAAAGATTATTAACTCCCGTAATTTTTATCCAACGTTCATCACGGGTCTTTCGGGTAATGGTAAAACGTTCTCTGTGGAGCAAGCATGTGCTATTCTAAATAGAGAGTTAATTCGCGTGAACATCACGATTGAAACCGACGAGGATGATCTTATTGGTGGGTTCCGTCTTGTTAACGGCGAAACTGTTTGGCATAATGGTCCTGTCATCGAAGCTTTGGAACGTGGAGCTGTGTTGCTTCTAGACGAGGTTGACCTTGCATCGAACAAGATCCTATGCCTACAATCTGTTCTTGAAGGTAGAGGTGTTTTTCTTAAAAAGACTGGTCGTTTTGTAAAACCTGCTGCTGGTTTCAACATCATTGCTACTGCTAATACTAAAGGTAAGGGATCCGAGGACGGACGATTTATTGGAACTAACGTGCTCAATGAAGCATTCCTTGAAAGATTCCCAGTAACATTTGAACAAGAGTATCCTCTACCTGCAACAGAGCAGAAGATCCTCACTTCTATGATTGATGATAATCAATTTTGTAAGAATCTTGTAGATTGGGCAGACATCATCCGCAAAACATTTTTTGATGGAGGTGTTGAAGAAGTGATTAGTACACGTCGTTTGGTTCATATTGTTCAAGCATATATCATCTTTGGTGATAAGGCAAAGGCAATTCAAGTTTGCCTAAATCGTTTTGATGACGAAACAAAACAGTCTTTCTTGGAATTATATGACAAAGTTGACTCTGATTTTAATTTGACTATTGAAGAATGATACAAGTCTCTCAAAAATGCCCAGAAGTTTGGTATATAAAAAACCTCTTCTGTGAAGAAATATATGAAGGAATTCTTGAAGAGTTCCTTCCGTTTTATTCTCAATGGGTTTTTGATAAACATGAGAATGTAAATGATCCAATTTTTGGAATGCTTTACTGTACTCATGATCATACAGAATCTTGGCCCTACAGTACAAATTTTCAGTTTATCAGAGCGGCAACTATTGCCAAACTTCAAGTTCAAAAGATTTTGAAAAGAGATTTGGAATTGATTAGAATCAATACTAATATTCAATTTCATGGTCAAGACTCTGCCTTTCACACTGACGATGATTATTATATTGATAATGCTGATTCTAGGTGTTGGACAGTTGTTGTCTTTTCCGAATACGATTGGGATGCAACATGGGGTGGTCAGGTAGAAATTCAAACTGAAAGAGATTCTGAAGACTACATTGCACTTCCATTCATGCCCAATTGTGCTGTTTTATTTGACGGGAGTTTGTATCATAGAGGATTGGCTCCTAACAGATTCGCTCAATGTGAAAGGAAAACACTTGCATTTTTATTCAAAGAGGTGTAGAATATGACCAACTCCTGGAGTCTGCTTTACGAGGAAATGATGAATACTAATGATGAAGATAGAATCATCTTGAATGATGATCCACTTGATAAAATTGCAAATGAAACATATGACCAATTTTCTTCTACATTCACTGATACTTTAACTGAAAAACTAAAAAAAGATAGTCGTTTTAAGTATAGTGAAGATACTATACTTAAAGAATTATCCGATTATATTTCTGGCACATATAACCAGCACTACTCGGCTGGAACTAATAAAATCCAAACTCTTGATCTTATTGAAGCATGTGGGGATGGAGAAGCATTCTGCCGATCCAATATCCTCAAGTATGCCTCTCGATATGACAAGAAAGGCACTGCTCGCCGTGATATCATGAAGATCTTGCATTATGCTGTGCTTCTGCTACACTTCAATGATCAGAACGCCACCCGTGAAACCTACCCTCAATGAATATGAAACTTTCCAAACAGACCATTGCTATCCTCAGCAACTATTCGGATATCAATCAATCTATTTTAGTTAAGCAGGGTAACAAACTTCGTACTATTTCAGTGATGAAGAACATCCTGGCAGAAGCTGAAGTTGAAGAAGAGTTTCCCAAAGACTTTGCTATCTACGATCTACCACAGTTCTTAAAAGTTCTTCGTTTGCACCAAGATCCTGAACTTGATTTCAAAGAAGACAACTATGTCACCATTAGAGAAGGACGTAATCGTTCACGTTACTTCTTTGCTGATCCTAATGTAATCGTATCTCCTCCAGAGAAGCAACTCAATCTTCCCAGTGAGGATATTACATTTCAGTTTAACCAAAATCATTTGAGTCAACTTCTACAGGCAGCTAATACTCTTGATCTACCTGATCTTGCAGTTATTGGTAGTTCTGGTGTGGTTCGTCTTTCAGTTCGTGATAAGAAGAATGATACTTCAAACGATCACTCAATTGTAGTTGGTGAAACTGATAAAGAATTTAGTTTCAATTTTAAAGTTGAGAATATCAAAATTCTTCCTGGAAACTATACTGTCACCATCTCTAGCAAGTGTTTATCAAAGTTTACAAACACAGTTGAGTCACAAGAACTTGACTACTTCATTGCGCTTGAACCCGATTCAGTCTATAATGGATGATGAAGAGAGTGGCACGTATTTGGAAATACTCCTTAGGGAGTTTTTCCGATGACAAAACCAAACCCTACGACAATTACGTAGCTGGTATACGGTCTATCATTGTCCTCTCTTATCTTGTCACTAACTGTTTTATTATTAGCGGAGTAATCCGCCATTGGAACGACAATGAACATCTTCGCAACAGACCCCAGTCCATGGAGATCAGCACAGGTTCTTCCCGACAAACACATCGTTAAGATGCCCCTAGAGACTTGTCAGATGCTTGCTATCGTATGCTCTGACAAATGGGGGCACAACTTCGGCACTCTTCCCAAGGCAGACGGTACTCCCTATGCCACTGAGAAGGGTGCTTTTCGCAATCATCCATGTACTATCTGGGCAAATTCCTTTGTGAATAATTGGCAGTGGCTCCTCGATCATGGACTTGCTATGTGTGATGAGTACACTGCTCGCTATGGCAAGGTCCATACCTGCCAGAAGACGCTTCTAGCAGCAAAGGACATACTGCCTACCGCTGATCCTCAAGGACGCTCTGGGAAGCATCCTACGCCCTTTGCTAGGGCTATGCCTGATGAATTTAAGTATGATGACAATATAGATACCTTTACTGCTTACAAGGTTTATATCGCATCTAAACCATGGGTAAAGGATAATTATCTTCGCATACCAGAGAGGAAACCAGAATGGATTTAAGAGATAGAGTTTTCAAATACAAATTTGAAAAACATCATGATCTTAAAGATATTTTGTTGGACAAAATTTCAAAATCACAATCTGAAACTATAGAAGAAGAGGAGAATGATAATAGTATTATCTCAAGTACAGATTTTTTTATTGGATTAAAACG